CGTCTCATCCAATCTTCTTTATATCGTACAAACTCCTGGCCGGCTGTGGAATATTCCATAGTCGTGCCATCTTGTACTGCCATTAACACTACGCCGTTCTCAATACTAGTACCGTGAATAATATCGTGTGCTAAAGCATACGCTGCTAATTGATGAAAGTAATCATCAATCCATTCTCTTCGTTTAGGCTTAACGCTTTGTTTAAAGTCGACAATAGCCGGCTTTCCGCGGTACACGCCTACTAAATCGGTAGTGCCTGCATACTTCTCTGGATAATAAAGAGAGACCTCGGATCCCCAGATTTCATCCAAGTTCTTGAAGTATGTATTGATCAGCTTGTAGCCCATCTCATAGCCCTTACACATAAGCCAATTCGTAGGTCTAGGTAGATTACGCGCTGCAATCATGCGTTCCATCACATTATGCATGTGTGTACCTACAGTAGCCGCCTCATTCTTTATACGGTCCGCTTCTTCTGCACCAACCCTCGCGGCCCACGCGTCAAGATGAGATTTATCTTTTGTATCAGAAAGTACCGTTGTTACGCTCGGTAGCTTCTGTTCCCCGTATACATATCGACGGCCCTCTGGCGCATCAATACGCTGCAGTGTCTCATATTTATACAGCTTTCTTACTGGAATTAAATCAACCATTCTTTAAGATCCTCTCCCATAACTTGGTTAGCGATATCGATTTTAGCGCGCAAGGCCTGGACGATTTTTTCATCAACTGTTTTCGGCGATATAAGGTCAATGTAGGTCACCTTTTTAGTTTGCCCAATACGGTGGGCACGATCCTCTGATTGTAACCGTACTTCTAAGTCAAAGCTATTGCTGAAGTACACCACTACATTGGCAGCCGTCAAAGTCAAGCCGTAGCCTCCTGTACGTGGGTTGCCTACAAAGAAACGCAGCTCCGAATCAGGGTCTTGGAAGTCAATGACAATCTTCTGTCTATCATCCGCCTCTGTATCACCATAATAGGTAGCAACGGAATTCATGCCGTATTCCTTCTGTAGCGCAAGCTTAATTGCCTCAATATCGTGGCGATAATTTGCCCAGATAATAATCTTGCCAGAGGATTCTTCTACGACGTTCATTAGCTCTTTTACCCGGTTATTAGGTAGTTCTTTTACGGTGCCATCATCTAACTTTACGTGGCCACAGACAATTTGATGCAAGCGCATAATCTGTGTCAAGGCATTGACAGTACTGACCATGCCTTCTTTAAACAAAGACAAAGCCATTGTCTTCATTTCCATATAAGCTTTGATTTGCTCGTCTGTCAGTTCTACTTCTCGCTTCGTATACATCTTATCCGGCAGGTCCAAACACTCTTCTTTAGTCACACGGAAAGCAAATTTATTAATCTTTTCCTGCAGCTCGTCCAAGTGCCTATACCCAACCACCTGTTTAAAGGAGTGTGTTGCCAGGCTTCGTTCTACAGTGACCGCGTACCGCGCTTGGAAGGCATAGAAGCTACGGCTGTCTAAACACTCCTCTGACAGGAAGGCACACTGCTGGTATAAGTCCATCGGGCTTTTCGTTACAGGCGATCCGGTCATAATGCGTCGGTACTTAGCGTACTTGCCTACCTTAACAGCGTTCTTGGCCCGCGCAGCAGTAGGCGTCTTAATCGTAGTACTTTCATCAATGGCCATAAAAGCTTCATGCGACATCAAGAAACGATTCGCGAACTTCACGCCTTTATCTGTAGATAAAGCTTCAATGTTCATAATCAGTATCTTTAAATCTTCTGTTACTTCAAACAACCTATCCATTGATTCTCTTTCCGCCTTCTTAGGGGATGGATTCCAAAGCGCCATTCTAAATACTACATGTGAGGGTAAATGCTTCGGTAATTCTGTTTCATGCCAGTTCCTATATACGCCTTTAGGGGCCACGATAAGTACGGCATTTATGTTTCCCTGGTCATACAACATGGCAATATTATTAATCACCATAAAGCTCTTTCCGGTACCCATATCGGCAAATAAAGCGGCAACTCTATGATTCCAAAAGCGTTCTAGGTATGCCTGTTGATGCAAAAAAGGCTTGTTTTTAAAAGGATAATTGTGTAAAAATTTTGTTGTCATAGTCTTTCTTTCTAGTTGGGGTTGCAATCCCATAACGACAAGTGTACACTGACTTTTCCAATTTAGAAAGGAGAAATATAGTGCCTAAAGTTTATGTCGTCTCGGAAACGGGGTCGCACAACATTACACCTGCGATGAATTACGGGGATATTGAAACAATATTACCACCTAATGCACAAATTGCATTTTCGGTGTATCCTACGGTTAGAAGAATTCAACGCAAGTTAGACAAGTTTACAGATGAGGATTATCTCCTCTTCATTGGTGACCCTACTGCCATTGGGATTATCAGTGCCATTGCGGCAAGTAAAAATAATGGTAGATTTAAGTGCTTGAAGTGGGATAAACTAGAAAAACGGTACATCCCTATTCAAGTAGATTTGTTCCCTAAGAAAGGAGAAATAGATGAGTTTGACGAATATATTTGAGGAAGACGCAGGCGCGCTTCAGGTTAAAGATGATGAAATCTTAGGCATCGCTAATCTAGCAAAACGCGCTAAACTTTTAGAAAAAGAACTTACTGATATTGAGGTAGTGTTCAAAGAGCGTAAAGAGCAGTACCGTAAGTTGACTGAGGAATCTATCCCTGAGGCACTTGCAGGTATGGGCATGAAATCATTTAGAATGGAAGATGGTTCCTCTATTGAGATTAAGCCTTTCTATAGCGCATCTATCTCAGAAGCACGTAGAGCTGAGGCCTATCAATGGCTCAGGGACCACGGCTTTGATGACATCATTAAAAACACTGTCAGCGTTCGTTTTGGACGCGGCGAAGACGAGCTTTGTTCTCGTCTATTGAATCTACTTGGTGAGACCGGCTACCCAGCTGATCAGGCCGAGAAGATAGAACCTATGACCTTAAAAGCATGGGTTAAGGAGCAAGTGGAACGCGGTAACGAGTTCCCTAGCGAATTGTTCGGCGCATACATTGGCCAAAAAGCAGTAATTAAATCAGCTTAACGATAAAAGGAAAATGAATCATGGCTAATAAACCAGAATCAGCAGTAGCAGAAGTAAAAGGCAATACAACGTTAGTACTAGGCGCATCATTTGAAGATGACGCACAAAGCGGCTTTGACAATATGAGCCAGGAAGACTTTGCGCTTCCGTTCTTACGCTTACTAACAAACACTTCACCTGAAGTTGGCGAAGTTGACGGTGCATTACCCGGTATGATTTTCAACAGTGTCACTGGTCAATTGTATGATGGTAAAAAAGGCATCCTCGTAATCCCTACTGCATATGTTCGTCAGTACATAGAGTGGGCACCACGTGGTAGCGGTTCAGGAGCACCTATCAACATCTACCCAAGCACTAGCGATATCCTATCTAGGACGCATCGTGAGCCAGGTGACAACCGTGATTATTTAGATAGCGGTAATTACATTGAAAACACTGCCAACCATTACATTATGGTATTAGATGATGCCGGCTTACCAAGCCCAGCATTGATCGTGATGAAGTCAACACAATTGAAGAAATCACGTAAGTGGAATTCGATGATGATGTCTGTTAAATTGTCAGGGAAGAACGGTCTTTACACTCCTCCGATGTATAGCCAAGTCTATCGTCTTAGCACTGTAGGCGAATCTAACGATAAAGGTAAATGGTTCGGCTGGGAAGTTGAACGTGTTGGTTCAGTAGAAGATGCTGGCGTTTACCAAACTGCTAAACTATTTGCACAATCAGTATCATCTGGTGATGTAAAAGTTAAGCATCAAGATGAAGCGGCAAGCGAAGAAAACTTACCATTCTAAGCATTTGGGGGAACGCATTTTAGCAAGTACCCCATCTTAATCCGAGAAAGATAGAATGACTGACATTACAAGATTCAAAGCAATATTTACTGGCTTAGACATTGCTTATGGAACATATAAAATTGAAAAAGCCAAGGATAACGGAAAGCAGGCCGGGAAGGCTGTTGTTGTCCGTAAACCACCTACAGACAATCTATGGACTGATCACTTAAATGGCGTAGAACCCAGCTTAGGTATCATTCCTATTCGTGCGGATAACTCCTGTATTTGGGGATGTATTGACATCGACCAATACCCATTGGATCACCTGGGCTTAGTGACGAAGATACGCAAGTTGGAATTACCACTTGTCGTATGCCGTAGTAAGTCAGGTGGCGCACATGTATTTTTATTTACTAAAACGCCTATTCCAGCAAGTGACATGCAGCGCTACTTGAAAGCATCTGCAGGATTACTAGGTGAATCAGGTCGTGAAATCTTTCCTAAGCAAACAGAGATCCTAGTTGAGCGTGGAGACACAGGTAACTTCTTGAATCTACCGTACTTTGCAGGGAACGATGGTTTTCGCTACGCAATTAAAGACGATGGTACTGCGGCCTCACTTGAGGAGTTTTATGCGCTCTATGACCGCTTTGTGCAAGACGAAAATCTTAAATTTCCAGAAGAACCTGCAGAAGCAGACAATCCTATTAAAGATGGTCCTCCTTGCTTACAGGCGCTATGCAAACAAGGCTTTCCTGAAGGAACACGGAACAACGGCCTATTCAGTATAGGCATCTACCTAAAAAAAGTATTTCCTGTGGGCTGGGAAGACAAGCTTATGGAATACAATTACAAGTTCTTTGGTCCGCCATTGGGTTTGAACGAAGTACAGATCGTAGTCAAGCAACTTGCTAAGAAGGAGTACTTCTACAAGTGCAAAGATGCGCCTCTTAATTCGTTTTGTAATTCAGGCGTGTGCCGTACCCGTAAGCATGGGATCGGGGGCAACGGTCCAGATGCACCTGAGATGGGATCGCTATCTAAATACAATTCAGAGCCGCCTTTGTGGTTCTTGGATGTAAATAGCAAACGTATTGAATTAGAAACTGATAGCTTGTTTAATCAAATGGCTTTCCAAAAGGCATGTATTGAGAAGATCAATATGCTGCCTCCTACCTTGCGTAAGCAAGATTGGGAAGCTGTGCTCAACGGCCTACTTAAAGAGATGGTGGAGCTGGAGCAGATTACAGAAGCATCAGAAGACACGAGCATTACCGGTCGCTTTGTTGACCTTGTTGAAGAGTTCTGTACTCACTTACAACAGGGCATGGACCGCGATGAGATTCTACTTGGCCGTCCTTGGACGAATGAGGATGAAGGCCTTGTGTATTTCCGAATCAAGGATCTGGAAGCCCACTTGAAGCGTAATAACTTCTCTGGACTTTCTGCTCCGAAGATGGCGCAACGTATGCGCGAAATGAGCGGAGAACCTGTTAATCTATACCTAAAGGGACGTTCTACACGTGTGTGGACTTTGCCTAGGTTTGATAAACAAGACTCTCCTTTTGTAACCCCTGAGATGAAGAAAGCGAGTCCATTCTAATGAATGAAGATACCTTAATGATTGATGATTTAGATGACGCTTTAATCGGCGTCTGTATGACCTGGCATGGCAATATGATGGTTGAACGTGCTATCTACAGTGGTGAGTTGATTGTAGAGCGTTTAGTTGAGACCAGCGAAATGACAGAGGAAGAAGCGCTTGAGTATATTGATTTCAACATGGTGGGTGCATATGTAGGTGAAACAACACCTATTATCATGTGGCCTATCTTAGACGACCTCGATTCTTAATCATGGATATCAGGAAAGTATTCGGTCCCCCTGGATCAGGAAAAACTACTTTCCTGTTAAATGTTATTCAAAAGGAATTAAATGATGGCGTACACCCTGCTGACATGGGTTATTTTGCTTTTACGCGTAAAGCTGCAACGGAAGCAAAAGAACGTGCCGTAGAGAAGTTCCCGCATCTAAATCCAGAGGTTGACTTTCCATGGTTTAGAACACTTCACAGCCTTGCATACCGATGCCTCGGCATTAGTAATAAAGACATGATGAAGCCTGAGAATTACCGAGAGTTCGCTAAAGAAGCAGGCATACAGATTGGCGTAGATAATGGCGAAGAAGACTTTATGGTTAGGGCAGATAATCCTATCCTAAATGAGATCAACATTGCCCGTATCAAAGAACTAGATTTACGTACGCATTACAACAATAGTGAAATGGGTATCGAGTGGTATCACTTTGAGTATGTAGAACGCGCTTATCGTCAATATAAGTCGGCCAATGACCTACTTGACTTTACCGATTTATTAGAGCGTATTGTGGAAAACGCAAATAGGCTGCCTAAATTAGAGGTACTTATTATTGATGAAGCACAAGATTTGTCTAAACTACAGTGGAGATTGGTAGCAGAACTTGCGTCTCGCGCAAAACGCTCCTTCCTTGCGGGTGATGATGACCAGGCCGTATATAACTGGGCAGGCGCAGATGTAGACAGCTTTTTAGGATTTGATGGAGACATCACTGTCCTGGAGCAATCTTACCGTGTTCCTGCTAAGGTGCATGCTCTGGCTAACAGCATCGTTAATCGTATTCGTAAAAGACAACCAAAGACTTGGAACCCTCGTGATTACGAGGGAGATGTAAAGTTTTATAATGATTTCCAGCATGTAGATATTACACAAGGCGAGTGGCTTATCCTCGCTTCAACGAATTACTTATTGAATGAGATGCATAACTGGATTAAGTCGCAAGGACTATTGTTCGAGCGCCACGGACATCGGAGCATCAATGAGGCCGTCATGACTGCGGTTCTTGGATGGGAAACACTTCGCAAGGGTAAAGAAGTCCCTTTCCCTGTGGTCCGACAGATCTATAAACACCTTAATTCTAATTTTATCAAACGTGGCCATAAAATGCTAAAAGATATTGACCCAGAAGGTATGTTTTCTATGGATTACTTAAAAGAACATCATGGCCTTGATACAGATATCATCTGGCATGAGGCCTTGACCAAGATCGGTGAAGAGAAGCGCGATTACATCATTGCGCTTTTACGTCGTGGCACGAAAATTACAGGCAAGATTAATATTAAGCTGTCCACGATTCACGGAGCAAAAGGTGGTGAGGCGGATAATGTCTTACTGCTCACGGACCTTTCTACTAAATTTGCAAACGAGTATGAGAAAAATGCGGACGATGTTAATCGCCTTCTGTACGTAGGAATCACACGTGCACGTGAAGCGCTTCATTTAGTCCTACCCAAGAACGAACGAAAAGGCTTTAGACTATGAAACCCCTTGTGCTATTCCCTACTTCATCTGAATGGCTTCCGCCACAGAGTTTTCCTGATTTATCTCAAGCAACTGAAATTGCAATTGACTTGGAGACATGTGACCCTAATATGGAGAAGTTTGGCCCAGGCTGGCCCCGTAAAGACGGCTTCATTGTAGGCTATGCGTTTGCCGTAGATGGATGGCGTGGCTACTTCCCTGTCGCTCATCAAGGCGGTGGCAATTTAGATAAAGGGATTGTAGAGCGCTGGGTCAAGAAGACCTTGGCATTACCCTGCGACAAGATCATGCACAATGCGGCATACGACACAGGCTGGCTGAAAGCACAAGGCTTCGAGGTCAACGGACGGATTATTGATACCATGCTTGCCGCCGCAATTGTGGACGAGAACCGTTTTTCATTTGCATTGAACAGTTTAGGCTTTGACTATCTAAAAGATATTAAATCAGAGCAGGGCCTTAAAAACGCAGCTGCAGACTTTGGGGTACATCCTAAAAAAGAATTATGGAAGTTGCCTGCAATGTACGTAGGGGATTATGCAGAGCAAGACGCGGCATTGACCTTGAAGCTTTGGCATCATCTCCAAACGTTATTGCGTAAGGAAGAGGTTGAGTCCATCTTTGATCTTGAGACAGAGATGTTACCTATCCTTATCGACTTAACATTTAAGGGCATTCGCTTTGACCGGGAAAACGCTGAGAAGCTAATTAAGACCATGAAGAAGCAGGAACAACAGTTCCTATCCAGTATTAAGAAGGAAGTAGGTAATCATGTAGATATCTGGGCAGCCGCAAGTATCGCGACTGCTTTTGATAAGCTCAAGGTCACCTACCCACGGACCGAGGCCGGCGCACCAAGCTTTACTAAAACCTTCCTGGAAGGTAATTCCCATCCTGTCGCTAAGATGATCGTGGAAGCCCGTGAACTGAACAAGACCCACGGAACATTCCTACAGCCTTATTTAGATTTCTCTGCTGCGGATGGACGCATACATCCCCATGTCAATCAATTACGCTCTGACGATGGCGGTACAGTGACGGGAAGACTTTCCATGTCACAGCCGAACTTACAACAAGTACCTGCTCGACATGAAGTGATCGGGCCATTGGTTCGTTCCTTGTTCTTACCGGAAGAAGGCGACCTATGGGCGGCGAATGACTTCTCTTCACAAGAGCCTAGACTACTGGTGCACTACGCTACGATGCTGGACCTGCCAGGCGCTGATACCATGTGCCGTGCCTATATCGAAAATCCAGACACAGACTTCCACCAGATGGTGGCAGATATGGCAGGAATCGAGCGGAAACAAGCGAAAACTATCGGGTTGGGCCTCATGTATGGGATGGGTAAAAATAAGCTGGCAGGGGAGCTAGATTTACCTGTGGATGAAGCTAGTGAATTGATTACGACCTTCCATAACAAAGTTCCTTTCCTACGCGGTACTGTGGACGCTGTGATGCGTAGAATTGAAAAACCATCCTCTAATGGTGCTATTCGTACCCTGCTTGGGCGTAAATGTCGTTTCCCACTATTTGAACCTATCGCGTGGGGTGTGAATAAGGCATTGCCTTACGAACAAGCAGTCGTGGAATACGGACCACGGGTCAAGCGTGCAGGTACGTATAAGGGTTTGAACCGTTTAATTCAAGGTTCTGCAGCAGACCAGACTAAAGCTGCGATGATCGCGCTTCATAAAGCAGGATTCCGTATCCTTTTACAAGTACATGATGAGGTTGCGGTGTCAGTAAAGAACAGAGAAGAGGCAGAGGCAGCTGCAGAAATCATGAAAAACGCTGTCGAGCTAGAAGTACCAAGCAAAGTGGATGTTGAGATTGGAACCTCCTGGGGTGGCGCTAAGTAAATAGTGCTTGCGCTATTCTAAAAGCTTATGATACAGTGTCTCTTCAATAGAAAGGAGAGCTTATATGGCAAAATCACCATCTAAAAGAGACACTGCATGGGCAACCCTAATTATTAGGTCCAAGTCTTACGCAATGCTTAAAGAAGTAGCAGGGTATTACGATGTATCCATTGGTCAAGCTGCAATGGACCTTATTGATAGAGAATTCAATAAGTTATTAGAGGATCAAACACATGGCCGTAATTAAAACAATCCGTAATCAAGACGTTACTGTCCATTACGAAGTACTCCCTGAAATCTTTGGGTCTCCTGAGGATGAATTTGAGTACATCCCTGAGCAAATTGACATTAAAGAAGTATGGATACAGTTAAAAAGCACAAAAACAGGGAAAACACGTAGAATTAACATCTCGGATAGCGTTAGCGAAGACGAGATTTTAAAGTTTGAGGATGCTGTAATGGAGTACAGAGCAGAAATTAAACGTCAATTTTTAAGTAGAAATGCAAATGCAAAATTCAATATCTAAAAGACTAATGAAAGGAATTGGTATGACTTGGAATTACAGAGTAGTACGTTTTGACAGTGAGGCTATGGGTGAATACTTTGAGATTAAGGAAGTGTTTTACGATAAGTCAGGTGAATTAGCGGGCTATTCAGAGGCGTCTGTGTTTTCTGACACGTATGATGGCCTATTTGAATGCTTAGATTTAATGAAAGCCGCTACTGCAAAACCTGTCATTGACGAAAAAGACTTTTTTTATAAGACAGATACAGCATAAGCTATACAATTTCAGCTAGAAAGGAAGAAAGATGCAACCTAAATCCCGTATTGATATTTGGATACAGTATGAAGCCAATAAGTTAAAGGTAATCGAAACGTTACACGTAACACCCATGACCCGTAATGAGCTTATGCAACATACTAAATTAACAAAGATGCAAGTGCATAACATCATTAAGAACTTGCATTCTTATAAATACATTAAAATCGTACAAAATGACACTGTTGTTTGTAAAGTCTCTGGCCGTACCATGCGTCGATATACTTGCACGTCCAGGAAGTATGTCCCTAAAGACTTATCTGGCATGAAGGAAAGGTCCGAATTAAATAGGCAGGTTCGGAGCGGGGAAAAGGTAAAAAAACCTCGTAAGAAGTACGACATGACATTACGTGAATCTCAGATTAAAAAAGAAGAGATGTATAACAACACGGATAAAACCGTTATTAAAGTGAATGAGCATACGACCATCTATCTAAACAGCAAGCGTCCTCTTACCGATTACTCTTGGCAAAGGAAGCGTAAGCATACTGTGGTTTCAATTGGAAGTGGTATGGACATGTTTGGAACTTGGGCATGATTAAATTAAACGATAGAAATGCAGAACGCGAAAAGGAACAAGATAATGGAAGGGAATAAAATGAATCACCTTTACAAGTGGATGTGGTGGAAAAAAGGTGAATGTGTAGTAGAAGTGCTTCGTACAGGGCATTTTCCAACCACGGCCATGGTCAAGCTGCCCAGTGACCAAGTATCAGAGATAGATATTAACGAACTTGAGATGCATGAGGACTAATCATGATAAGCATTTTTTTATATATTTTACTTTCCCTTGTCATCGGACTGCTTGTGCTCGGGTATATTGGAACGAGAATAGATATCAACCGGGAAAAGCGTAAAAAGTTAAGGTCACTTAACAAATGGAGAGGCACACGATTATGAGTAATTTTACAGACTTGGAAGACGCAATAATGGGTTGCTGGGGCGTGACTGACGACCTACGCGCCTATGCAGAATATGCATCAGATGAAAGAACCACAATGTTATTAAAGAGCCTTGCAGACGTTTACGATTTTAAGATGGAACGCCTGCATGACATATGGGAGCTGTGCTTAAAAGATTACTATGAGCTTAAACACCCTACGAAGGATGAGTTGCCTTGGGGCGATGAGGAAGCAGAGCGCCGCGTAGATATTATAGGCAGCAACGGTAACACAGGTTATGGGCCCACGGACCAAGAATCATGATTATCCGTATTGTTTGTTTTTAATATTAAGCAGATTATTACATACAAGCACTTTTGCTTGACATATATTAAGGACTAAATCATGTGGACAAAACCAGCTGCTACTGAAATGCGCTTTGGCTTCGAAGTGACAATGTACGTAATGAACAAGTAATGTGCGTCAAACTAAACTTTTAGTTTAGATACAAGCATAAATGTGAACTACAATTAAAAGGGTGACCATGTCACCCTTTATTTTTTCTCTCATCGTAATGATGTTTCCGGTGGCAATTACTGCACAGCACTAAACACTTCTCTTCTATTTCCTTCAACGCAAATGCCAGACGTCCTCCACGGATAAGATCGTTTATTTTAAGATTGTCGGGATGAGGTGTGTGGTGATGAAAATCCAAAGTAGCGGGATGATTTTCCCCGCATTGAACACAAGATAACGTACTTTTATATTCCGCAAACTTCGCCCGCATATTCCGTTTGCATTTAGCCGATCTAGTCCTGGCCGGTTCGGAATTTTCTTGATAATATCGCCGGGCGTTTGCTCTTTTTACTTCCGGATCTTTAAAAGGCATAGTAAAATACTTGTCCCAAGAAAGTATTCTTATACCATCTTTATGAAAAGAAAGCAAAATGTCTAATTTACTCGACTACTATCTATGCTACAAAGAGGCCTTTGTCCTAGGAATGTCCTTTGGAATAATTATTTGCATGTATTACTTGCATAAATTAAAAAAGGCTGGTAAATTTAAACCGTAGTACCTTAATAAAGTAACCCAATCAATCAATACAGGAGATTTAACATGAAATTCTTAGCCAAAGTATTACTGTCGTCTATGTTTGCACTTTACGCTGTTGCCGCATATGCTACTTGTACGACCTCCACTGTCACGTATGACGGTAGAATGGTGACGTGCACAACATGTTGCTACAATGGCAATTGCAATACGACTTGTTTTTAAGCTAACATGCCATGTACCGTGTTCTTATCTTCGATAACAAGCTATATATTATCAAGGTTCAAGGACCACGGATCACGGTTCACAAGAAATCAGAAAGGAAAGACAATGTTATTAAATTTAGTACGCGTACAAGCGCAAGGTGAAGAGATGGAAATCGCTACACGTCTTCGTGAAGAAGCCATTCAAGGGTTAAAAGAAATCCTCGGCGAGAATTATTTGCTCCACCCAAGTAACATGGTGCATCGTAAAGATGACTATTTAGATCAGTATTAACGTTTACGGGGGAAAGTGCCACAATATATTGTGCTCAACTTATATTAACTAGCGTGAGTACCCCACCAATTTAGAAAGGTAGAAAGATGGATAAGTTATTTATCATTACATGTTGTTTTTTTAGTTTTGTAACCGGCACGTATGCCGCTCATATGCTCGAGAAAGACAAAGGGTGTACCGTGATGTTTAGTCAAGGTAACGTAACGCATGTACGTATTGGAAGGCCTTAACATTAACAAAACATCCCTTACAGGGGTTAATATCGCCACAGAATCCGCCAATACATCCACTAAAATGGATGAATAGGTAATTGAATAGGTAATTGAATAGATAAAAGGAGAAACAAAATGGCATACTATAAAGTAACAATTAAGCAAGAGTGGGTATGGGAAGTACTTGTACACGGTGACAGCCCCGAAGATGCGAAAAGCGCCACGGAGTTTGCAGAATGGGGCGAGCCCGTAAGTGATGGAGAAGAGGTCGTGTCCATCGTTGAATTAGAAGAGAAGACGGACCATGCAGACTAGATTGAAGCTAGTCATTGTCCTCGCCACTTTCCCCTTGTGGATTGTGCCGGCGATTATTGCCATGTGGATATTTGTCGTCTACAGCTTTATTACAGAAAAGAAAAGATAATGGATTACCCAGAAGAATTATATGACCGTATGCTGCCCAAAAACAAATGGGAGCCTAAACAAGATGCTATGGTCAACCATCCGCCACACTACACATCCGGTGGCATCGAGACCATCGACTACATGCAGGCCAAGTCCACCCCGGAAGAGTTTAGAGGACATCTACGCTTGACAACCCTCAAGTACCTATCTAGAGCAGGCCTCAAGGAAGACACCTTGCAGGATCTAGAAAAGGCGGCTTGGTATCTGGATAAGCTTATTGAAACAGTGAAACAAAAGTGATCATTGTTCCTATCACATTTCGTACAGCTTGTGATTTTGTAGCATTACTCCATCGTCATAACAAGCCCCCAAGAGGACATAAGTTTAGTATAGGATTAGAAAATGAGGGTGTTTTGGTAGGGGTGGGCATGGCCGGCCGTCCGGTAGCAAGGCATTTTGATGATGGACTCACGTTAGAAGTCAACAGAACATGCACGGATGGAACTGCTAATGCAAATAGTATGCTGTATGGCGCTATTTGGCGCGCGGGAAAGGCCATGGGATATAAAAGATGCATCACTTATACGCAACACGACGAAAGTGGGGCGAGTCTTCGCGCAGCTGGATGGATTTGTGTTAAAGAGATCGAGCCCCGCGGATCATGGGCGGATTCTACCGCTGATGAAAGATTAAAACAGATGAGAGATAATGTAGGCAATGGAGGAGTAAAAAGACTTTTGTGGGAGATTAGATGCAAAGAGGAATTAAATGCGAAAAAGTGATATATTGGGTGCATGGATGAACAAGAATTCAATCTCATGCAACTTGTACATATCACCATTGACGGTGTGACGTATGACATGTACTCGCCGCTTATCATTACCAAGGGAAATGAGCCCATCGGAAAGATAGAAGAGCTAGAATTTGGTGAGCATATCGAGATCAAATATGTGGTAGCAACACTGCTTCATTATCTACATGCAAGTAGTCCGGAATACCAGCAAACAGTACACTAATCCCGTACCCTAATAAAGTATCCCAAACAGAGCTTCTCCACTCTGTTTTTTCAGAGACCGATAGGTCTCTTTTTTTATTCTTGGAAAGTAAAACATCTGTTATCAATCTGATGATGAATTTTACGTAATCTACGACAGAAATGAGAAGAGGTGCTTAAAAAATAGGCAGATGTTAAGTTGGTGCTTAACAACTGCTTAAAAAATAGGCAGCAAAAGGATACTTTATTGGGGTACTCGGAAGTATCCCAATAGATTTTGGTGTGATGGGATTTATTGGGGTACTTTTGGGCTTGGTGCGTGGACCACGGATCATGGGGAAAGCCTTGTGGTGCGGGTCTTGGAGGGGTGTGGTGGATGGAGGGTGGTGGGTGGGGAATGGATCACGGATCAAGGAACATTGATTTCTGTATAGGGTGCTTTCTGTGAAAAAAAAAAATCATTTTTATTTTTTACGAAAAGTATCTCAATAAACGGTGTTTGCCGCGCGTGGCAGTCTGTATAAGGCTCTCCAGTCCTACACTACTGTTTTCAGTAGTGTGATGTAGTGTGATGTAGTGTGATGGATTTTCAAAACGTTCTAAAAGTGCGCGCGAGAGTTAATTTTTGAAAAAATAAATATTGTTTTCTGGTAGATTTGGAGTAGTAAAAGGGTGTTTATTTGATAGAAATAATGCCCCTTGATAGGGATACGTTATTAGGGTATATTATAAGGGTACTTTATCTATCAGGAGAAATGAGAATGTCGGCACGGGATGAAGAGGTTAAATTGATAGGGATCACGCCTAAGGAACATGCCATTAGATATACTGCGGGAACAGGTAGAGCAAAATATCCCTTCAAGGCAATGATAATCGGGGATTATCTTGTCGTACACACTAGCACGGAGGCGTTGGCCTTGAGAAACGCACTTAAATCATTCTATCGTAGGGTAAAGAATCGGAAGTTTACGGTAAGAATGCCTATTGAAAGTGATACCGTATGGATTTGTAGGAGAGTAGCATGAGTAAAAAGGATGTATGGAATGTACCCCCTGTACTTGGAGAGAAGTTACAAAAGAGATTGACAAGTAATGTAGGTAGTCTACGAAGTCAAAAGAAAACATTAACAGGCCGTGAATGGAAGTTTGTTCAGGAATTGGTGGCAGGTGATGGCCAAGTAACAATGAAAGAATGCGCATTGAGAGCGGGCTACCGAGAGGCATCTGCAAAAGTGACTGCATGGAAGCTTACAAATCCTGAAATCTGCCCGCATGTAGTTGCTGCAATCCAAGAGTATCGTGCGGAGTTAAATGCTAAATACGGCACCAATTACGATAGGCATATGAAAGATTTGCAGCTCATCCGTGATAAGGCCTTGGAAGCAGGTGCATTTGGGGCAGCCGTGGCGGCGGAGTATCGTAGAGGGCAGGCACTAGGAACCATCTATGTAGACCGTAAAGAAATTAGGGTAGGCACTATCGATAGCATGAGTAAAGAAGAAGTAATGCGCAAGCTAGATGAAATTAAACGCATCTATGGCGCTCCTCCACAAAACATAATTGATATGGAGCCCATCGATGTAGAGAGTACTATCGAGGTGGAGCCTGAATTCGATGCTAATGAGGTAATTGAAAATGGCAATAAAGCCCGAAGCCGGACTGTACAAAAGACTAAAAGAGAATCTACCGGAGGCGCACATCACGAGGATAGAATCGAGGGTGAACTTGGGGATACCGGACTGCCTGATAGCATTGAAGAATAACAAGTTCATTATGGTGGAATTAAAAGTAGTCAAGCGGGGCAAGAAGGTTAATCTTAGTCCGCATCAGGTGGCATTCCATCTAAAGCATGCAAGCTTGAACTGCCCTTCTTTTATCTTGGTACAATACCATCCCGCGGGAACCACTTCCGCATTGAAGGCGGATTTACTTTTATATAGAGGAGGACAGGCCGAGGAACTACTTCATCTTGGGGTAGCCTCTGAGCCTTGCGCTAGGTGGCCTCTATCGCACGTTCAATGGCATATGCTTAGGCATGCCTTGACTGAATAAAAAAAGGGGCGCTATGCCCCTTTCTGTTAGTTTTTACTGAATAATCCCGCTGTTATAATCATGAATGCAATTCGTAGAATCATTCCTATTGTTATTGGTGGTTATTCCTCTTTTGGTTGTGGATTAGTTTGTCGTCGTTCAAAGGCTTGCATCTTTCGACGTCGGTAATTGCTTTTATAAGGTGGCGCCATATATCACCACGGAAAATTAAGATGAATATATAAAAGAAAAATAGAACCTGCTATACAGAATATGACTACTGCTTTGTCGTTTATCATGATAAGGCCTCCTGCTGAGATAAATAATTAGTCACGGTCTCATCTACATCTTCGGATTCTTCGGTAAGGTTACATGCTTTAATTATTTCCATAGCCTTATCAATAGTTTTCCATCGCCACTCGGCGCGAGGGTGAGAATTATTTATATCCGGATAATAATCGGCCACTTCCAAGGCAATTTCTGCTAATAAAATTGGGCTCATTCTGCCTCCACGGGGTATAACGTATGTGAAATATCGCTTATATACTCCCAATTGATACCAATACTAGCATCGTAATTTTTGGCCATAGCTTCCAATACTTTTAATGCTTGGTCTTTATCTAGTTCGGGACGTACGTCTTGAATATCCTCAATGTGCCATACGTCGGCTAGATACCATTCTCCGCTTTGCGGGTCTTTCTCCATATAAGCCATTATTCGGTTTCCTCCACTACGTCATAAACTATCCAATCGTCGTGAGATATCACTTCAAAGTCTGCGCCGTCTGCATTTTGCGCAATGTCTTTTGCCTCATCTAAACTACTCGCTTCGAACTCCATCTCTAATACAACGGTGTACTGTGCATATGCTATATATTTAGGCATTTTGCACCTCCACTATTCTAAATTCACTTGCATCAGGGGCATCTTGCATATAGCCCGCTTCAACTTCGTCTTGCATATCTTGCAAGTACTCATCAAGCTCGGCCTGCGCCTCCGCTTCTGTATTAAAATAATGGGGGTTGTCATCTATTGCCCAATGGTTAATCCATCCCCCACAAAGGCACCATTCCTGTACTTCGTATTTAGTAGTCATCTTATTCTCCAAAGTTTTCAAGGGCATCAATAGCATCAAGTATGCAACTATCTGCACAACTCATCAGCTGTTCAATATTGCCGTTTTCAATGTCCTGCGCATAATGATATACATTAGATAAAAGCTTCTGCGCGTGGTCTAAATCGTTTAATATTTTGGTTTTTAGTTCTGCGTTAATCGTGCTCATGTTGTCACTCCTGTTAATCTATCTGCAAAGTTTAAGTAATCGTTACGCAAGTTTTCAATGAACTCCATCAAATCTGCACAATCATAGCCTTCGAAGGGGAGCCATACAGTAACCTGCTTAGGTATCTCGTCCCTATCTAAGGCCTCCATAATCTCATCATAGGAGAGCTCATCCCACTCGGTTAAAAAGGTGCCAAGTGCATAGTTTTCGGCCATCCGTTCGATATCCATCCGTTCCATTGTCTTACTCCTTATAAGTATTGATAGCTTCATCTATCAGCTGATTATAAAAAAATCGTCCTAAGTCATTTACCTTTATGTCTTGGCCATCGTCGTCCGTGATTGATATCAGTTCCACATCGTACAATGTCGGACTGTCACCGGTGCCATAACCATCCCTGCACTCGTCAACTTCGGCGGTTATTAAATAATTGTTAAACTCAAAATCGAAAGCCATCTCATCCCTCCATAATATCTAGTTCGCTATAATCGGATACTCCCGCCTCATAGCCGTGTTTAAATAGCGCCTGCTCGCTGTCGGTCATATTTTCATATGTACCGTTTTCAAACTGCCCACACGCTCTACCCTGCCAATACCCTAAGGCATACGGAAAGGCATGTTTAATAATCATATTTATATCCATCTCAATCCCCTTTTACTTGGTCACCGGCATAAGAAAATCCCACATCAATGGTGCATTTAGGTGTTAAATAATTCAGGTTATTTTCCCCGCTATAATCCTGCTCAATGTCCCCTTCACTACTCTCACCTATTCGGACGAACTCAGTACAAAGTCCGGCCTCTTTTGCTAAATCTAATAAATCATGCCAATGCTGTACTTCCTCGAACTCGTCATACCACTTGGTATAATCTGCATCAAGGTAGATAAAATGCCGCTCTTTTATATTAAAGGCTCGCACATCATCCCCATACTCCTCGCGCACTTGATTATATAAATCAAAGGTGGCCGCTTTAAAGTCTGCAATCTCTTGCTCGGTGCCATAAATTAAGCTTTTTACTTCGCTTCTGTATCCCATAATATTCTCGCTTTCTAGTGTTTTAAGTAAGTTACGTTGTTAATCGTCTTGTCCCAACATGCGCGGCAGGTGCCGCACTTGCCGTTATTTTCGGGCGCCTTGCACTCTACGCCGTGCACT